TTGTCTGATAGAAAGGCGGGTTGTAAAAATTATTCAAGATTTACACCCAGACAAAGAGGTTGTTGTTGTTTTTAAAAAAGGTAAGTTGCTACTAAAGAACTCTTTACAATATATATGTAAAGTGTTAAATGTTACTTATCCTAAAAAATATTACGTTGATAATGGATTGTTTTTCTCAAAGTTAATAGAAAAACATGAAATAAGAAGCAATCAAATTGATAAGTTTATGGAATTGAAGGAGGCAATAAAGTTATCAAGATGGATATTGGCAGAGCATAAATTAGACTTGGAACAAATGTTAAATATTCTTGTTGGTAACGTATCAAGTACAGGTGTTCATGCGGGGGGAGTTTGTATATTAGAGAAAGATCAAGGCATTGTTCCATATACGCCAATTGCAAATAAGGATTACCCTTATGGGTCGGGGTTGTCTGAGTCGGGGGGTAGTACTGAACTTGAATATGTTGGTGAGATAAAATTTGATTTTTTGGGTATTAAATTAAAGAGGGGGAATCCCCCTCTTTTTTCAATTAAGCTAATCTAGCTATTTTAACAAAGATCATACAATCTAAAGCTCCTCCACCGTCTGGAACGATAGAAAGAGATCCGCCAGAAGCTATAGCCCATGCAGAATCATCAATAGATGTTGGTCTATCAATATCATTGTCAGAAGCAGCAACAGTAACAGCGTTTGTAATGTCTGTTCCAGCTCCTCCAGCCCCATTGTTCAACTTCCATGTGCCGCCGTCTGCAGATTTGTTAATTGACCAAGCATCAACGACTAAGAAATCAAATGGTGCATCAGCATTATATATATTAACAGCAGCAGCTTGGTTACTGATATTAGCTACGAGAAGACCGTCTCCAACATAAACTGCATCTGAAGCATCATTAGCAGAAGGTATAGTTTCCGCATCAAACTCATCTAAGTTGACATTAGTAACAGTATTGCTATCACAATCAATAGATTTTGATGTTAGAGTATCTGTCGTATCTCTTCCTACCAATGTATCCGTAGCATCCGGAAGCGTTAAATCTCTATCATCCGTATGGGAAGAAATGATAGTCATGGTTTTGTCAGCAGTAGCACCGCCTAAGCTAAAGAATAAATCTTTGGTAGTGTCAGCCGTATCACCAAACTTAACAGTAGCATCGTCCAAAACTTTATTTGTTAAAGTTTCCGTTCCATCTAAAGTAGCTAAAGTTCCGGTGGTTGGAAGAGTAACATTTGTAGCTCCTGTTTGCGTTAAAGTTAACGCAAAGTCTCCGGAAGTTGTGAAATCGTTTGCTAACGTTAAATCCCCGCCTAAATCAATAGCTCGATCTGTATCATTAACAGTCCAAGTAATTGTTTTATCGGCTGTCAATACTTCTGCTGTTGCTTGTTCAAGATCAAAAGCAGCACCGGAAGATCTGATAGAGAAGCTTGTTAAACTATCTGCAGTACCGCCGTTAATGTCAGGCGCTGTCAGTGTTTTATTCTCTAAAGTTTGAGCTAAAGCAGTAAATACAAACGTATCATTAACACCGGCAAAATCAGGAACGGTTAAAGTTGGGGCGGATACAGTTTGAGTAGTAAAACTTAAAATTGCATCATTTGCACCAGCATCATTCAGAGTTGCATTATTTGCTATAGATGTTGCAACTGTTAAAGTTGGTGTTCCCCAGGTCGGATCTGCACCGGCTCCGTTTGTCAGCAAAGACTGACCGGCAACACCGGCAGCTAAAACAACCCAATTTGTCCCGTCAAAATAAAGAATATCGCCTTGAGCCTCTCCTGTCATTGTTAAATCAGAAACTTCAGTCGCTCCTGCATTGTCTAAAGAGACATCGCCTGATATGGTTTGAGATGTTATCGTTGTGCCGTTACCAATAAGAACAGCTCCGTCAGTGGTAGCATCTAAAGCCACAGCATCATCAGAAGCATCTCCTACAAGGATATTGCCTTCTGTTAACGCTTCAAGTTTAGAAAACTCAATGCCGGCAGCAGCATCTATGTTATCGTTGACTATAAGCCCGTTAACCCACTCAGAAGCTCCTGAATCATACGTAGCAACTTGATTATCCGCTAACGCAGCAAAGTTTGTATCTGAAAGGCCTGAGAAGGTTGTAACAGGTGAAACTAAGTTATCCCAAGAAGTACCGTCATAAACATCAACTTCATTAATATCATTAATGTAAACCGCCATTCCTTCTTCAGCTTCTGTTTCTATCCAACCGCCGTCTTCCCATTCATAAATATTGCCTTCTATCCATGTAGCACCCGCAGAAGGGGCGATATATCGGTTTCCTTCGGTTTCAACGGCTGAAGCTTCATTTATTGATTTTGAAAGGACTGCATTTTGAAAAGACAAGCCGGAAGATCCGGAAACTTTTAACCACGTTGAGTCGCCTGCAGCTACTTTAGCTAAGAAATAAACCTGCCCGTCTATTTTGTCTACCCAAGGCTGTCCGTATTCGCCTTTGTCGGCAGATGTAGGAGATCTTTTCTCAACGATTGGGCGAGGACCTACTTTTTGCAGAGGGTTGTCTAAACCGTAAACTCTATTTGTTCTTTTAACCATGTTACCTCCAATGGTGTTAAGAAATTATTTTAACTGTAAAGAAATTTTTACCGGTTGGCAAGATATCACTTAAAATGATATCATGATGTTAAAATGGGAATGTTATGAAAAGACAAAGACAAAAAAGACTTATATTTACGCTCCCTGAACCGGAGTATAATAAATTAAGAAAAATAGCATTTAAACGTTTTATATTTTTGAGGCTCTAAAACAAAGATTAGAGAAAGATCATGTATCTTGAACCCGAAATTATTTTTGATTAAAATTTTAAAGCTTTATTTATTCGAGATGGAGACCATCCTTTATTTTTCAATTTTCTTCGTAATTCTCTTCTTTCGGAAAACGTTGCATTTCTAAATTTTTTTCTATAATAGCTTTCACTTATTGCATTTGATAATTTATGTTCCATTGATGAAAATATTGCAGCGCCAAATTTTATTTCTTTAAAAATCGGAAGAAATAAAGCTAAACCACTATAAGGTAATGAATATCCTGTAGAATCTTTAATAACTTTTCTAATTGCTGAATATACAACTCCGCCAGCTGCAGCTCTTAATATTTTATTTTTATATTGTTTAAATTCAATTTTGAACAATTCTTTCATTATTTCTTTAGCAATTTCTTTAGGAGGTATATTTTCTTTTAATCCATTTTCCATAATTTCTTTTATAACATCTGCTTTTTTCTTAGCTTTCTTTTTTGTTTCTTTTTTAAAGTTTTCTTGACTTTCTTCAGCAGCTGCTTCTTTTACAACAGGATCATCTAAAAGATTATTAATAGTTTTTTCATTATAATCAGTAAACATTTCTTTTATTTTAGACTGAACATTTGCGAATTCTTTGCTTACTTTTCCAGGAGTACCTTCAATTGCTTTTTTATACTCTGTGATAGGTTTTTGCATCTTTGGAAGATTATCTTTTAACTGACGTAAATAATTTCTTAAAATTGCACTTGATTCTTTAGCAGATCGTTTAACATCAAGTTTATCTCTTTGTTTAGTTAATCTGGCGTCATTAATATCTAAATTTCTTTCTAAATTCTTTTTAATCGCTTCTAATTTTTTCTTTTTGGCACCTTTCTCTTTTTCAATTAAAGGCTCCAATTCTTTTATAGCGTTTCTATAAGCATCATTATAAATTTCAAGTGTTTTAATAAATCTGTCTTTGTAAGGCTCTACAGGTGTTTCACCTTTTCTTCTTTTCAATACTTCTATTTGATCAGTTAAATATTTTGCTTCATTAGCAAACATTTTATCCCATTCTTGTTTTGTATATGATTTGGGATTTTTTGCCATATCTTCTAATCTTTCGACACGTTCTTTAGCCATTGACGTAGCTTCAGCAGGATCAAACGGCTCTCTTCCTCTTTCTGCCGTATATTCTAATTTACTCCTTTGCTCTTGAAGATCTTTTATTTGATTTTCATAATTAGACTTTATTTTGTTTAACTGGTTTATACTTTTTTTTGTTTTTGCTGTTTCTAAAGATTCATTGATTTTATTTAAATTTTCCTGAATTAAATCAATTTCCTTATTTGTTTTGTTCAATTCGATTTTAGCTTCGCTTTTTGCTTTTTTCTCAGCGGGAGTTTCTTTTTTAGCCTTTTCTGTAAAATATTCATCGGGCGCTTTCGATAGCTCTTTTGCTTTTTCTTTTGTCGCAGCTTCTCTTTTTTCAAGTTCTACTTTACTGAGCTCTTCACCCGGTAATTTTATTTCCGCTTTAGATTTATAACTGTCCGTTATATCTTTCACAATTTTATCAAGTTTTCTACCTTCTGCTTCATTTCCTTCTGCAGCTTTATTTAAATCTACTCCTTCTTTTTGAGCGGTTTCTTTTACTTTATTTATTGTATCAGCCATTCCTTCAGGATTTTTAGATCTTCTAATCCTTTCAGTAATATTTCTGGCTTTATTTGTGCCTAGATTGAAAAGATTAAACCCAATCACTGTAGCAAATGTTTCAGCTATTGATTCTTTAGTAGGCAGTTCAAATTTAGAAACAGATTCAGCAAATGTAAGCCCCATTCCCTCTACAGCTGTTTTACCAAGCATGTTTTTTAGTGCTGGAAGACTTCCTTCTTCAAAAAACTTTTTAATTGCCGGACTAGCTTCTTTTAATACAGGTATTGCCTCTCCTAAGATTCCTAATATTTTTCCTAAAGTTCCTTCATAAACAGTGTCGCTTAAAATATTGGCTGTGCTTTGTAAATAGTCTTGAAAAGATCCTTTAAAGCCTTGAGATTTCTTTTTCATAAATTCTTCTAATGAAGAATTAATTAAAGCATTAAAACCCATAGCTCCGGCAACATTCCCTATTCCTGGAACAGCAGTACCTAAAACACCGCCTACTAAATAATTAGGTGAATCACTTAAAAATTTTCCAAAACCATATAAAACATTATCCCAAATACCGGCTTTATCATTTAACTTAGATGCTTTTTTCCAATCCTTGTAATCTTGTCCTTGAACTATAGCCATTTCTTTTCCGGTAGCACCGTAATTTAATCCTTTAGCTAACGGCCCGTTTGGACCTATATCAGACCATAAATCCCTTTGACCGGGTTTTAACCCTATAGGCGGTCCTGATTGAAATGCACTTACTTTTTTCTTTGTATTGTCTATGATATTGTTTACGTCATCTACTCTTGTACTTGCTTTATCCTGTCTTTTAGATGCGTCTTTTGAATAAGCTTCACCTATAGTATTGCTTTCAGGATCTAAATACTTTTCTAAATTAAACATTACTTCGGAAGCCGCTTTATCACGTCCTACTAACGGCGTTAATTCATTTAACTTTTGATATAATGTTTTATGGTCTTCATCAGATAAATCCTCTCTTACTCCCATATCTTTTAAGAGATTTGCATACTCATGAATATCAAAAGGCTTTTTTTGGTTTTTTAACTGTTTTTGCTGTTCAGCCATAAGCTTCATAGCTAAAGGACCGGCTTGCTTTGCTCCCTGTTCTAAACCTGAACCTAACCCTATAGATAATTGTTCAAGTAGTCCTGCTTTAGGTAAAGGTACGGATTCCGGTAATTGTAATGTCATGAAATTTTCTCCTAAAATAATCCTAGTTTTTTACCTAACAGCCCCTGCAGACCAAAACTTCCTAATTGACCGCCCATAGAACCTAATCCTTTTAAAAAAGGACCCATCATTCCTTCAGTGCCGGGCATTTGCTGATATTGAAATGTTGGCTGCATGCCCATGCCTAAAAAACTTCCAAGCTGTCCCAGCGCTTGAGACTGAAGCCCCGCTCTTTGCTGAGCAAGATTTTCAGCAAGCCCAGCTCCTGCCTGTCCTAAGCCTTGTGTGAAAGCTGAAGATCTTTGAGCACCGGCACCGGCACCCGTGAACCTCTCAGCGATTCCCGGGATAATCTCTTCTTCAAACTGTCTCATTGCGGGTGCTTCATAAGCTGATGTATCACCAGATAAAATCTTTTGAAGGTTTTCAAAGCCCGGTCCTAATGAACCTTGTAATCCTTGATATATTTGTTGCATTAATTGTTGTTGTTGCGGGTCTAAAGTTGGAAAAGCCTGCATTTTGGAAGGTGTGCCGAAGAGGATATCTGATAAAGCCATTGTGAAACCTATGTTTTTTTCTTAGTAAAGTTTTTTTTTGAATTTTTGGCAACTAGTACTTTAAATATTCCAATATGCAATAACAGTCCGTAAATGATGAAAAATCGGCTTTGGTTGTAATTGAAATATTCGCAGATGTTGCTTTTATGAAAATATCTTCATTCGGCACGGTTAACCATTCAGGCGCTGCCGGATCTCTTGCGAATGCATATATCTTTGTGAACATCCATGATGCTGTAGGCGTCAATCCATGAGCAACATTCTTAGTAGCTGTGTTAGGCAAAGCTCCAAAATCGACAAGCTTTCTAAAGGCACTTCTGTAATTTTCAAGAGATGACGGATTAAAAAATTTCTGATCATTAAGTATTTCTATATCTAAAGGGTAAAAAGATTTTTCTTTGTAGTTGATTTTTCGGGCATGTTCTCTGTTTTCTTCGGTAATTTCATCTAAAAACAGATTCCATTCTTTAGAAAACTCTTTGTTTTCATTTAATGGAGGCTCTAACTGCATATTAGGAGAAGAACTCATGTGTTAACCCCATATCTTCCCGCAGGAGTGACAAACAGCCTCATTGCATGCAGTGCAAACGGATAAGAATAAGATTCAATCTGAGTCATTCTGTAATTATCTAAAGTCATTTCAAATTGAAGAAACGTGCCTACGCTGTTGATAAAAGATCTTTGCCAATGTTTACTGCCGTTATCGCTTACGGCTGAAAGATTCTCAGGTGAAACTGTTAATTCCTGTACTGAGTCAATTTGCTGTTCATTCACTTTAACGTTTAAGTTAAATGATCCTGCACCGTCTTCTAAATACAAATCCATATAAGGTATCCGTATTCCTTCAGCTGTTTCAATCAACGGATTAAATCTTTTTGTCTTAATGTTGAAGTTGTCAATTTTGGACACTGTTCCTGAACCTGTATATCCAGCATAAGAAGAAGAGTCAAAGCCTGATAATGATGAGTTGTCATCGGATACTTGATATAATTCAAACGTGTTTACCGTAAGAACGTTTGCATAGAATACTTTATAATTTATATCATTATAATCATAAGTAGCCGTAATTGTAGTATCAGATGCTAAAGCACCGAAGTTTAATTCAATATAACCCGTTCGATAATTTATCGTTCCTGATAATCCGGATGTTGAAGAAGATAGCGTTCCGTCTCCCATATCCACAAAGTCGCCAACACCTGTTAAAGTAATTGTTGCGGTTGCCGGTATTACTGATCCGTTTGCTAATGAGCCTTCAAAGAATGAATCGCCCGCAGAAAGGCTGTCTACGGCTTCTGATGCTACATTATTTAAAAATGCTCTTGTATCTTTGATCTGAACGAAATCACCGGTTTCTAAATTATGTTCCTGAATTGTTACGACTGCTGGAGATGCGGAAGATATGCTTTCAATATCCAATGAGGCGTCATTGTAGCCGTCATAGTTTATCAAATGAACAAAGCCTTTCTGATTGCCTGCTATAATATTCGGATAATAAGATTGTGCTTTAACGCTATTCCAAGGATCAGTCCAATCCGTCCATGTCTCATAAGGCAATGTTGCCCATGTATAATCATCAACAAACTGCCATCTTCCAAAGCATGTAAAGGAATCGGTAAATTGTGACCAGTTATTATCTTCGTAATTGAAAACTAAAACTCTGTTTGGAAATTTTGTATTAGTTTCAAAATCCGGATACGTCCACAAGGCCAATTCATTCGCAAAGTCTCTTATACCGTAGACTCTGTCTAAGCCGTTTTCTCCGTTATGAAACGAATAAACAAGATTGCGGATTTTTTCATCCATTCTTTTTACTTGATTTGGCGTAGCTGCGCATAATAGATGTTCGCCTACTGCCATAACTAAATCATCAAAGCCTATAGCGGAAAAAGTACTTTCGGCACCGATTTCGTTATTTAAACGTTCCCAGACAAAAGGAAGTACGTCACTTCCTGTATATCTTATTAAAAAAGTGGATCTTTCAAAAAATACAATAATGACATCTTTTACGATTTCGGCACTTACTATTTGTTCGTTAGTAGGAGCGTCAATATAACCGCCTTTTCCCGGCTCTTCAAGCCAGCTTGTTGCCGATACTGTAGGATCGCCGTTTTGAGACCATCTTAAACGACTCTGGTGCCTTACATATGTTCCTACAGGGCCTTCCAGCGTATTTAGGGCAAGAAGTCTGTTCTTAAACGGTATCAGCATTCTGCAGTTTCTTAACACATTCGGTGTTGCGTCTAAATTTGGTGTAAATGTTGTCCAACCGGTTGCATAGTATCTGATAGGATCATCAGCAATATTATTGCAGACCCATAAAAGATTTTCATTGTTTGCATCTTCCCAATAGTTTGTGTAATAGAATAAATCATGATCATCGCTGTTCCAAGTTGCCCCTGCTATCTCTTCAAAAACTTTTGTCCCTGAGTTATAAAGATAGCTGTACGTCTGATCGAATGCTATAAGCGATTCTTTATTGATTGTTAAATCATTATATGTCGCTAAAGCCATAACAGGCTCTTTAGGAAGATAGCTGTAGCTTTCTGCTGTTACTGAAAAAGGTCCGCCTGCCGGTAATGCCGGTGAAAAGGTAAGATTGATCGTTCCTGAGTTGTAATCGATTGTTCCGTATCCGTAATCCATACTAGCCGGAACCGTATCTACTGTAAGCGTTCCGTTCCCATTATCTACGAAATCTATATCGTCCCATCCTGCAACAGGAACGGCAATACGGATAGTTAAGCTTGACGGGTTAACAGGAGTGTCTAATAAACTATCTGTGTAAGTCGTGTCGCCTGTATCTGCATCAGTTAAGGCCTCTGGCAGTACTTTAGGATCTAAAGCAAGCCTTCCGACTATCTGAGTTCCCTGTTTTCTTTTTACACGTCCTTCATAAGTGGATAAAGCCAAGGCTCTTGGTTTTTTGTTAAACCTTCTTTAAATGGTGCTATTAAAAAGGGCTGAGATGTCATATTAATAGCCTATTGCTAGCCAACGAACGGAATTTGCGGAGCGGCTTAATGTTGTTGTAAATTTTGTTTTGCTTATATTTTTTACGCTCACATATATTGCGGAACTATCTTCAACAGTAGCCTGCACGTTTAAACATGCCGTTGGAAACTGCGTAGGAAAGCCCCATTTAAGAATAATCCCGCCTGGTAAAAAAGTTTGACCTGCTGTTGCTTTAGTTGGATTTTTTGAAGTTAGCTGAATTTTTGTTCCATTACTTTCTCTTCGCAGCCAAAGCTCTGAAATAGAGTCCGTTTCTTTTACATATAAGCCTAGTTCATTACTAATTGTTGTCGGGTCGCTAACCTCTCTTAAATGAATAGCCTTATGCTTACCATTATTTTCAGAAGCATTAAAAGTTAAATGATCTTCATCAAAAACAGTGTTTAACTGCTGGAAATTTGTCAAAATTTTAGACTGAGAAACACTTGGTCTTTCATTAGATTGCGGTATATTAGGATTGTACGTCACAAACTAGCCTCCATAAGGGTAATCCCAAAAAGACCATCCAGAATAATCTCTATCTTCAAATATCGTAGACACTCTTTGGGTTGATAATTGTTGTAATGTTCTTCTTCCTGCAAGCCTTAAAGCTTTATCGAAAAATACTTGGGCTTTTGAATAGCCGACGTCATCTAAGTTATCTTCAAATATCTTTAAAGAAGCTCCATAGGCAATGGTATCAGCCCATTGTTTTAATTCAGGAAAGGAAGACCCTCCGCCTGATAAAAACTCTTCAGGGCTTTTATAAGCAACTATTGAAAAGGTGTAGGCTTTATCGGGATATGGATAAAAGGTAAATGCATTGTTGAAGTACAGAACGGCATAAGGACGGCCTTTAACGTATCTGTCGGCAGATATGTAGATCGGCGTGCCTGAATCGATTGTATTTGTAAAGACAAGGTTTGTAACGGCTCCCGTGTCATAATCGATATTGCCTGTTACAACATCGCCTTCCAATACACCGTCAGAATCGGTTGCTGTTAAGCTATCTCCTGAGCTGTCTACAGCACTGATAACGACTGTTCCACGCTTAATAGGTGTGTATGTGTATGTGCCCGTATAAGCACCGGCTATGTCTGATCCTGTTGTTAATTCTTGAGTGAATTTTAAGTTTGGAAATGATCTGTAAAACTGCTGTTCGTCTTGGAAAAAAGCTGTTTCGTATCCGTCAACATAACAGGGAGGCTCAAAATTAGAATATTCGTTTTTAAAAGATGTCAACGGGTAGATTCCTACATCAGGCGTGAACTGAAATTGATACACTTGACGGTTATAAAATAATCGTGAATGCAAAGGAAGATCATACATTATAAAAGAGTTGATATAATCTCTTATATCTTCTGAAGAAAGCTGATTTTCAGACCTTCTGCCTGTTACATTTCTAATCTTTTGAACGATATAATCGTAATCGTTTAAAGCCATTTGTTACCTTTAGTTAAAGTCAGTCGGAGTAAATGAATATCTTTCGGTATAACTGGAAGTATATGTTTTTGTCGTAGGCTCTCCACGTGCATTAAGAACAAAGCTTCTTTCTTTTTTCTTAGAATTGTTTATATGCTTTGCAACGCCGTAAGGGATTTCATAAGTTTCACCATCTTTTAAAGTATAAAACATAATCGGCTCTCCCTTATATTTTCTGTATTGAAATTCAACACAAGCGCCTTTGCATTCATGATTTTTAAAAACGCCTTTCACTAGTTTTGAATCTTCTTTTTCCATTTCCTTAATTTTTTCGGACGCATTTTTCTTCTGTTCGGCTGTTAAATTCTTAGATCTTTTTACTGTTAATTCTTTAACAAAAGTCATAAATCTCCTTTAAATAAAGAAAGAGGGGTTTCCCCCTCTCTCATTTTTTTTTAAATTGTGTAATCTCTGGCAAAAGCCATCCAATCCATAACGTCTGAGTTGGATCCTACAACAGAAGATCCAAGCTTTAAGGCATAATAGCCTGTGTTGCGTAATGAATTATCAAACTTAGTTGCCACTTCACCTACTGTATTTACAAACGGGAAAGATACTCCGCTTGCTGCGACTGCAGATGTCGGAAAGGCAAAAGCGGTAAACGCTGAGCTATCAATATCAACCGTAATTGTTGATGTTGATACAGCTGTTATTTCGCCTAGAAGACCGTTAATTTCAGTCATGCCGAATTCATCCGGTACGTTGATTCTGATCTTATCTCCTACAACGTAATCATGTGCTACGGACATTGTAATTACTGCGCTTGACGCTTGAGTAATTTTTGTAATGAACCTTTTTGACGGTGAATAATATGCAGATGGAATGATTCTATAATCAACGTTTGTTGCAGCTGCACCAAAACCTGAAGCATCAAGATATCCAAGAGTATAGCTTGTGCCCGGATTTACGGCTGTAACCGAAAAATCCATTCCGGCTATCTGCATCATTCCTGTTGTATTGTAAACACGCACAATATCACCTAAATTCGGTGTATTTGCATCGCTTACAACTGCAGGATTTGCTGCTGTTATAGCTGTTCCGGTTGCGACTAATGATCCCGGATCTTGATCGCTAAGATTAATAAATGTAAAACCGTCTCCACCGGCAGCATCTGCGGCAGCTTCTAAAGCTCCTCCGCTGTCTTCTAAGATACCCGTGGATTGCCCTGAAGAATATCCGTAGAACCATGTTGATTCTACTCTGTCATCCGGCGTGTTGCCCCACTGAGACCGATTTCTTATAACGAAATAATGCGGCTCTTGCGGTAATTCTATTGTTCTTACTTCACCGTCTGATGTGAAAGTACCCTGTGCGATTAATGACAATGTTGTGCTCATTTTTAGCCTCCTTAACCTAGTGTTACTGCTTGTTTAATAATCCAAGCATCGTTAGTGATATTTGTAGCAAAAGGAAAGCTAAAACCAACCGTTTGACGTAATTCGCAAGGATCGTCGCCGTGTCCTGGACCATGATAGATATATTTAGCCATTCCGGCTTCTAGATAAATACCAGAGTAAGCTTCTTGAGCTGCGTAGTAAATGTTATATACGTCATTTCCTAACGCAGATCCTGAATGTGTTACCGATCCTCTGGAAGACAAGAAATATCTTGCGTTGGAAATAGATCCCCACTCAGACGACAAAACAGAACCTTGGTTTGGATATTGATTTTTTTCTTTAAATCCGTCAACGGCTTCTAATTGTCCGATTAATCGAGTGTGCGCCATTGCAATATAAGCGTCGCGAATCGGGCCTGTTCCTATTTTATCCTCTGCTTCGATCATCTCAGTAACAAACTCACCGTCTGCGTTCTGTAGAGATGCAACAATATCGTCTACATCCTCACGGGTAAGATTTGTCGGATTATCTCCGTTTGTTCCGTTAACAGCATTAACAGCACCCAAAGTAGATTCCAGCATATCTCTAATAAGCTGATCTTCTGTTTCTCTTAAGCACTGACCTAATCTTAAAGCAGCGTTATTTAATACCGGATCATTATTGATTAACGTTACTTGTTTTGTAATCGGTATGTAAGTTGCATGAAATTCAATCTTAGCATCGATATCAACTCTAGTTAAGCTTTGGGCAGGCGGATTCAGCATCAACGGTGATACAGGTACCGGAACGGTTTCTAAGCGATTAAAACGAGAAAATCTCATTATATCCCCTTCATTTGCCGGATAAGTGTGCTCATCCATAGCAATTTTGTGAATTAAACGCGCCTGGGGTGTTGACAGCATTTTTTCTGCCATGTTCAACGCAACTTCAGGCGGTAAAGTTGTTCTTGTTACAGTCATTTTTTCCTCTTAATGTTATCGCCTCTTTGCTGCAGCAAGCATTTCCTTATAAAGCTGTTCGCGGCTTAGTTTGCCGAACTGATTTGCTTGAGATAGCGAAGCTCTTTTCCCTACTGTCGATGATGACTGAATTTTTGAATGTGCTTCTTTAGGCTCTTCTTTGCTTATAATTGTCATTTTGATCATTTTATAAGCTGCTTCCCAAGGATTATTTGCTTTAGAACATGCTGTAGCCAATTCGGGCTCTAATTTTTCAAACTTTTCTATATTTTCTTTGGAAAGAACCTGTTCAAAATCTTTATATTTGGCTTTTGTAACTTCGGGAAGACGTTTTTTTTCCTGCTCAGCCTGTGCCTGCTTAAAATACTCCTGAGCTTGTTTCATAGCTAATTTCTTAGCTTGTGAAACGGTCAAAATGTCATCTTCGTCAAGTTCCTCAAGCTCATCTTTTTCTTTATATTTTTGAGCTTCTCTTTCCCTATATTCTCTTAGTTCTTTCTCAAGTTTCTCTTTCTCATCTCGTAAGCGAGAAAAGTTGTATTCTTTTGAATCATTTGCTGATTCTTGGCTTTTCGCTTTAGCGGGCTGCGAGACTTGAGAGTCTTCCGAAGTTTGGGGGGTAGCGACTTCCTCATTTGTAACGCTTGTTTCTTCTTCTGACATACAACTCCTTTTGGGATGCGAGACCCATTACGCGTTAAGTAAATATTTTAATTGATAGTATTAAAAATTTTAATTGTCAACAAAGAGAAAAAAAAACGCCCCTAGAGAGGCGCTTGGAGAATATCTACGAAGCTTGTTTTTGTTTTAGATACTGATATATCCAAAAAAGAGTTTTTTGGCAAACCTTGTCTTTGTTTGCTAAGAAGTTTTTAAAAGATCTCTCATGCGGAATAGACCACAAAAGCTTTAACTCATCTTTTCTATAGTCATATTCCCATAAGTCCAAGTCTTGATGAAGATACTCTAAGGGCTTGTCAATAACACCAATCGTTATTTTTATAGCTCTTTCACAAAGCTTGTCTTTCCGTGTGTTGACCATAAAATAAAGCTTTTCACGATTAAATTCTGCATGATCTTCAACCGCTTGATTCAGCTCTTTTAGATAGTATGTGCACATGACTTGAGCAAGATCACCTGATTCAATCGGCGTTCCGATTGTTTTCAAATGATCTTCATGAGAGTCTAAAACATGTTGTCCGAAAGTTTTACGCTTTAACATTAATTATATCTTGAATCTTTGTATGAGCATATTTTCTTTTCAACAACGTCAGCTATTTCGCTTTTGTATCTGTTTTTAGCACTTTGCTTTAAATGCTCTACAATTTTCTTGTCTTTTTTGTTTTTCATTTTTTCCCCTTTTTTGGAAGCTTTTTATTTTTTGGTGTTTTTTTCTCAAACTTTTTAGCCAGCTTAAGCTTTTGAACCTCCCCATGTCTAAAGACAGGGGATTGCGTCATGTCAGTTGTTCATTCCAGCTTTTTATTTTTTGGTGTTTTTTTTTGAACTGGAGGAGGAATTTCTACATCACTCAAAAACTTTTTTGTTGGTATCGTATCTTCAGTCTTTTTCTTTTGAGACATTGAAATGTCTTTAGTCTCTTCTTGCTCTATCGATTTCAAAATATCTATCATTTTTTGAAGTTTCGATAAGTCAATGTCTTCCAGCTCTGAAATAGCTTTTATTCGATTAAGTTTAGAATCGGAAATATTTTCGATTGCTTGTGCCCTTCTTTCAATAGCAAGCTCTCTATTTTCATCAATTCTGCTGACTCTTTCAATTCCTAGCCCGTAATCAGCTTCTGCTCTAGCGTCTGCGAGCTTAGCTCTTGCCTGTAGTTCCATCATCTGTAGTTGCTGTTGCTGTTGAGCTATTTGCTGTTGTTGCTGTTCCTGCTGAAGAACATCTTCAATGACTTCAGTTTTGTTCTGAAACTGACTCATCTCTAATAGAAACTTGCTTGAGATCGGCATACCAAGTTCTTTTAAGTATAGCCCTTGTTTAAACGCCATCATCTGTTGGTTGGGAGTATTTATTCCCTCAGATACTACGCAGTCGTATTTATCGAAGTTTTTATTGTAAAACTCCTGTGTCGGCTCTTCGTTTAAGATTCTTGATACTTTAATTTGGCTAAAGTTCTTTTGTATTAACTCTATTTCGATTTCGCCCAAAACTTTCATCGACTCATCAAGATGATCGAAGGGAATTTGCTGTGTTGTCAGCCCTGCGCCTTGTCTAAGCATTGAAAGTATCCCCGCTTTATCATCTTCAGCAGACCCTAACAGCTCTTCGTTAACGCCTGATATTTCTATCATGTTCTTATCCATCAACTGAATCGATTCCATAAACCCAGAAGGAACAGATGGCGCTTGAAGCTGTTGAATAGATTCCATTCCCAAGGGTGCATCTTTTTTGATGAAAAAGACTTGTCCGTTTCCATTTTTGAAAGCGTCTCTGTCGTCGATAAGAGAATCTTCCATCACTTTCTTGCCTGAATTGACATTGCTTTCAAGAAAATCAAGCAAGATTCTTTGACGTCTGTCATTGATGAATTGTGAGTCTCTCAGGCCTCTGACGATACCCTGAAAGCGATTTGAGAAGTAAGGAAGTTCGGGATGGTGATAACATTTTATTGGTACAAATGGATATTTGTCAATCTTCATCGGATTTAAATCATCATAAAAAACATGCCCGTTTACGATAATTGCAAGTTTAACTGTCGGTATTTTAACTTTCTTTGTCTTTAGTTTCGGATTAATGCTCAAGATATAGTTTAGGTTATCTTTTTTGCCCGTGTATTCTATTTGCTGTTCCGTCTCTTCATCAATTATCATCGTAGCTGTTCTAAAGTATTTATAGTAGAATTCATCATATGAATAACTTCCGCAAATAGTCGTGTCGTAATTCTGTGGCAGAAATTGGAAGTAAGTGTCTTTTTGAGAAATCGGTTTAATGTTTTTGATCTCATCTTCTCTGTCCGGGAAAAGACTAATAACCTGATCTTGATCTAAAAACTTTCTAGTCCAGATATATCTGCAATCCGAAAGATCTGTTTTAGTAAAATAAGGATCTATTAAGAAACCGTTGAAACCATAGTTTTCAACTTTTATATCGCCTGAAAAAGCATCGTCAGTATAATCTATGTAAACATGCAGAAGATTTAAACCGGTTATTAATGCCCCGTGAAAAGCTTCTGAAAGCGTTTCATTAGCTTTGTTCTTATTGTTTGCCCAAACAAGGATTTTTGAAAGCTGATCTGCCGTTTTTTGATCTGAGCACTCAACCGGTATCGCTACAATTGAGTTTCTGTTTCTTCGCTGATAGCCTGAAAGCATATTCACAAGACGCATGATCTTGTTAAAAGAAAAGCCTTTTCTCATGTAGACCGGCAAGTCTGTGTATAATTCGTCCCACAAAGTTTTATCACCCGTATAAAATCTCGTGTCTATCATAGCTTCACGCCAGAAAGAATTTATAGATTGATAAGTTTCACTATGAATTTTGCTTAATCTTGAGATGATTTCTTGATCTGCCGAAGACTTGCTAGCGATTGACTGTTGAAATCCCCGTGACTCATAATTTGCCATTTTCTGCCTTTTTTAAATCAAACAATAATAATAAAACTTTTATCAATGACGGCGTAATACCCTTCGCTTTAGCCATGGGGATACAAGCCGCCTTTTT